GACGATTTTAAATTTTCAAATCTATCGCCTTCTTTGTTTGATACGTTTCCAACGCCAGCGCCAGTGCTAGACGCACTACGAAGTTCTGTTAATCCTTGTACAAAAGCTAGATTAGCGAGTTGTTCTAAATCAGCATCTGCTTGTCGCGCTGCATCTGTTAGCGCAGGGGTAATGCCGTAAATTAACCCAGTAACACCGTTTAATCCGCTTGTATTTGCCAACAGACGATTAATAGTTTCATCAATCGTAGACATGGTGTTAGTTACCGTAGTCATAGCCTGTTTTACTTTTGGAAACACACTTTCGCGGCGTTGCTTTTCTTTAATCGGCAACCCCTCCATTGCTTTGGCTGGCGTTAGGCGTTTTTCCACCGCCGTTTGTTTAGTAACAACAATAATTTTTGTTGGGTCGTTTGGATCAATAACTTCTATTGTCCCAGTGCCTGCTGCTCCACCAGCCCCGCCCACGCCAGCAACAGCAGCAACAGGAACACGAACCAAATCACCGTATTTGCCACTAGCGTTAAATTTCTCAATAGACGCAAGCGTGAAATCGTTAGGGTTGACGTTTCCAATGTTTTTAGTGGCCGCAGGAGACAACCTAGCAATTTCTTTATCCAGCCGGTCAATGGTAGCTTTAATTTGGGGAGTTTGGTTTGCAATCGCCGTTAACCGTTCACGTTGGCCGAGATAGTTTTGCAGTTCGCCTGATACTGCTGGTGCAGCCATAGCGTTTGTCATTGGCGCTGGTGCAGCAGGCGCCATGGCGTTGGCTTGAGGCATGGCCTGAGTACCACCCATAGCAGTGGCAAATTCTCTAGTGCTGGCTCGTTGTTTAAGCACTGCGTCCATACCCATAGCCTCGTCTTCTAGGTATTTTTGAAATGCAGTGGGTTCATCCGGAACTTCAGCTAAAGCCTGTTCCAACGGGCCAAGACGGCTTCTAATTGGGCCAATGTCTGGGTCTGCATATTGCATCTGCACAACTCTACGAGCAGCAGCAGGGTCTTTTGAACGCAGTAGCGCGTCTTTGTAAAAAGCTAATCCTTGTGTGACTACCGCAGCTTTGGCAACCCGTTGCTTATCCGCCTGACCAGCGGCAAACTCCTGCTGGCGCATACCAAACTCTTGCTGGGCTTGCGCTGCTCTTTGCTGGGCCATTGCATTGGCCTGCATTTTTTCCCCGGCTTGCGTGAAGCCTTCATAGAACCCTGACGGGCCGCCTTGGTTAAGAAGTCCAAAATTAAGTGCCATGATTAACGCCCCATGTAAGCAGGATCGTACATACCGCCGTATCCTGGCATTGATACTGGGCCTTGAGAACGCCCGTAAGGAGAAAACATATTGTTAAAGCCGCCAGACCTAAATGCAGTGCCTATGTCGCCGTAAGATGATTGCCTAGCTCGTTCCCCCGCCAGCATAGCATTGGCAGTGTTATAGCCTTGGTTTTGCATAAGTGGGGCAGAGCCAGTTACAAGTCTTTCCCCTGCTGCGGCTGCTAGCGCATTGGAAGTTGGGCCGTAGCCAGCTACATCAGCGGCGGCATTTCGCGCAACGCCTTGTCTCCCATAGAAATCTTGGAGCGCTCGGCCATAATCTTGCGTACCCATGTCTTGCCCATAGCGTTGGGCGGCTTTCAAAGCACTACCAGAAATTAAACCGCCACGGGCAGCAGCTTGCCGGTCAAGTGCCTTTTGTCCTTCTGACAACCGAAACGCATAGCCTGGGTCAGTTCTAAAATCAGCCATCGTAAAGGGCCGAACATACTCGCCGCCTGCGGCTATGCCTTTTAGGTAGCCTGGAAGCGCATTGACGCCTGCTTGATAGTACGGTTGCTGTCTAGCAATGCTTTCGTCGTACATACGCTGTTGCAACGCCAAAGCCTCTCTACTAGAAGCATTTGCAATCTGCGCCGCCTCACGCGCAGCACCCGTCGCCCCGCCGCCTGTGGCTTCCTCAAGACCGCCGCCAAGGGCAGCGCCCAAAGCAGTGCCTGCCGCTGATTCATCGCCAAGAAAATACCCCGCCGCAGCGCCTAATAGTTGACCCCAACCCATAATCGTTCTCCTTGTTACCCAACCTAAGTCGCAGGAGTCTGCGCCGTAAGCAAACCGTTTGTAAAAGTCATGCTGCCGTCTGCGCCGAGTGCAGTCAGTTTAGCAGTTACGATTGTGGCGCTAACGCCAGCAGTGGAAGTGCCTGTCCCGCCGTTGGCTATGGGCAGGATACCACTGACTTGCGTAGTCAGACTCACCCCACTGAGCGTCCCACCAAGCGTCAGGTTGCCAGCAGTGGTGACCGTACCTGTCAGCGTGATGCCGTTGACCGTGCCAGTGCCGCCTACGCTGGTCACCGTGCCAGCACCCAGGTTGGCTCGGGCTGCTGCGGCTGTCGTAGCGCCAGTTCCGCCGTTTGCTATTACCAATGTGCCTGCCAGCACTACCGCGCCAGTTGTTGGGCTGCTGGGCGTAAACCCAGTTGTGCCTGCGCTGAAACTTAACAGGCCGCTGGATGCCACGGTTATCGTCCCGGCGCCGTTGGTCACGGTGATGCCAGCGCCAGCAGTCAAAGTGTTAAGCGTGTAGCCCGTGCCGTTGCCAATCAGCAGCTTGCCGTTGGTTGGGATAGTGCCAAGACCTGTGCCGCCGTTGATGACCGGCGTGATACCAAGGCCAGAGCCGGTGATGGTGTAGACGTTGTTGAGCCAACGAAACCATTGGGTTGTGATCTGACCGTCTTGGGTAAACATTACCCGAGGCGCAGGGATTTGGGTGACGTTTGCCATATCAACTTGACGTTGGACTCAACACCAACTCAGCACCCATAATGGCGATCTTTACTGGGTCAGTACCGCTGACCTCGTAGACCCGATCCCTAGACGAACCAAGCCGCCGCCAGAACGTGCGGTATCCAAACTCACCAATCTTGCCCATGCTAGTCCAATGCTCACTTGACCAGGTGTGACCGCTATCGTCGCTCCAGCGCAGCATAACCTGCGGGTCGTAGCCTGGTGTGGCTAGGAATGATTCGGTGACAATATCCGCGCCGTCAATGTCTGGGCCGGTGTAGGCAAAAGTCACCAAGTTCTCACCCAGCAAGCCCAAAGACGGTTCAGTGATGATTTCAAGGCCCGACTCGGTTGCCAGATATTCCCAATCAAACTCAGCAATCAGTTGGTAGCTTGGCCCTGCTGGTGGGACGTTTGCCGACTCAGTAAGAATGCCGTCAGCAGTTTGCTCTGGTGTAACGCCCAGCCCTACGCCTGTTTCAGCGTCAAGTTGCAAGGTGTGGTGGGCCGTGCGTTTGAGATTGTTCTGGCCTGACGGCAACGCCCTCCATGAACGCAACCACTTTTGGATGCCGCCGTTGTCAGCGTACACATCCAAGTCAAAGGCGTAAATGTTGCCGTTAACGTAGTCACCCACCACAATTTGGCTGTTGAACGCTATCTGGCAGTTTGACCTGTGGCGCATAAACAGGCCGTTGTCAAACCCAGCCCGTTCGTGCCACGCCTGCGTAGACACATCGTAGACCCAAGTAGCATTGCCAGTGGGGAATGTCAGCACATAAAAAGCATGGCCTTCTTGCTGGTAGGTGTAGGCAATAGCGTCAGAAATGTCGCCGTACTGGGCAATGGCAAACTCAATGGCGTGGGTGCTGACCCGAGTGCCGGTGTAGCCATTGGCCCGGTAAACGATGCCTTGGCCTCGCGCATCTGCGCCTAGCCAAAAAATGCCGTTGTCCAGCTTGGCAACAGAAAAGGTCGCAGCGCAACCAATCTCATTGAAAGCGCCCTGGATGCGGGTCATGGGGAAGTCGGCAGCGCCGGAGTTGTACCAGACCTCGACTGAGTTAGTGCCAAACAGCCAAATCTGCCCGTGGTCAATGATCATACTGACCAAACCGTCAGGCGAACCCTCGGCACTGGCAAAGTCAAGCGGGTCAACGGAGGATCCGTCCAGCAATTGCGTTACCCAGAATATCTGGCTGTCAGGCTGGATGAAGACAAAGTAACCGTCTAGGTAGCCAACTACCAACGCGCCAGCAAAGTCAACGTCAGTGATTTGGGCAAAGACTGCCGTGCTGCTGTTGTAGATGTACCCTGGCCCGTTGGCTGCAATGAACAACTGAGTGCCGTTGTCGCTCATGCTGACAGGGCCAGTGCCTGCTACCGTGCCACGCAAGGTGGCTACATAGCCCGTGGTGAGGCTGGAGAGTTCCGTGCCACTAACTACATAGGCAACGCCGTTAAACGTCCACAAGCCCCGTATTGGCCCCGTCCCAACCGTCACCAACAAGTCAAGCCCAGGCGCCCGGTTTAGAAACCCGCCTGTCTCTCCTCCGTCTGGAACGATTTCAGGAAACAGGTTAACCATTCTGTTATCCGCAGCATTGACGCTACGGGCAACATAGGCCGAACCAAGGATAGGCGATTTCATTAAGCAGCTACAGCTTTGATAACAGCAAAATTAAAGACAGGCGTTTCTGTGGCCGTGCCGCCAGTGGTGCGGAATGTGATGTTGAAACTTCCTGCGGCCACTGCCGTAACCATCAAGTCGTACAGATCAGTTCCTGATTTTTGGTTTAGGATGATCACATCCGTTGCCGCCACGGTGCTGTTGGTCACGGTAAAGGTTGCCGCAGTCGTTGTTCCTGCTGCGCTAAATAAGGTGATTGCGCCTGTGGTTTTGTTCAGCGTTACACCTGTGGTGCGGCTGGTTGCTTGGGTAACAGTACCGCCTGCGCCTGTTGCGTAGCCCACACCAGCCGTGCCAGAGGATGTAATTGCGCCCGTTGCTGCCAAACTTGTTCCGGTGGCTGCACCAATTACTGGTGTCACCATGACCATGCTGGTCGATGTGCAGGCTGAAATGACGCCACTGGCAACCGTACCCAACGCTGGCGTTACCAATGCAGGGCTGGTAAACAGCAGGGTCTTGCTAATGCTCTTGGTTGTGCCAGCTTGGACAAACGGAACAATGTCGGCAGCGTTGATGACGGTAGCAACGGGCAGACCGGAGATGGCAACGGTAGTCATGATTAAAAGTTCCCAGCGTAGATGTTGTAGCGTTGACGATTGGCAACAATGCCGTAGGGCATTGCCATCACATCGTCAGGGTTGTTGATGCGCTTGATGTTGCGCTTGGAGGTCATAGCAATTCGTTGCACCTGCGGGCTTGGCTCGACGCCAAACTCGGCGGCAATTTCACAGGCTAGGTTGAACCTGAAGGCTCGTAGGTAGCCTGGTGGAAACGACAGCGTGGTTGCCAGCACTGCTGGCTGCGTCAATTCTTCCACCGATATGATGTGCCATTGCAGCGGTGAAGTTGGCACAGGGTACACCGTCATTGTAATGTCGGGGTAGCCCATGTTGACATACAGCACTTGCGGGTAGGTGCTGGTCGTGTTTTTGACAGCAATGCCGTTGTACTGCTGCTCGTTGATTATTTTGATGCCATACGAAGTACCGTTTGAGGTATCTTTATAGTAAGTAGCATCGTCAACCAAAACAGGCCGGTTGCCCACAAAGTTACCTGTTGGGCCTAACGTGCGTGTAGCTTGATTTACAGGCCAAGTGAACACTTGGTCTTGCGTTGTAAACACTGACAACCGCTCAGTGTTCCATGAGTCGATCATCTGATTCATTGCCGACAGTGCGTCAGCAGACGTAGCGGCTGAAGGCGTTTCAGCCTCTGCCAACATCCCAATCAGGCGCAACGCCCCGTTTATCTGGTCGCCAGCAGATGTGGTCATACCTATGCTCCTACGTCAACAACCTCGACTCGGGGTGGCCTGCCACGGGGACGTTTCATTTCGTTCACCGTGACAGGCTCTGCATCTACATCAAACCTCACCCAGCCGTTTTTTTCGTCATAAACGGCTTCTGCTTCCATGCAAGCGACTTTCTTCCCATGCACGGGGTGACGTAGGTAGATGACTGCCATCTAGCTTACTTCAAAAAGGCCGAGTAAGCAGCATCGCCAGTTTTTACGAAACGGTAAGTGTGTGCGCCATGACGACCCACAGTTACGCTACCAAAAATTGTGATGCCTGTGCCGGTTGTGACCGGAACAGTAGACGAAGCACCGCTGTTGTTGTCGTTGCAAATAGTTAGATCAAAAGACGAACCAACTTTTGCGCTTGTGATAGCTGCGTCAAGCAACGCTGCGGTAGGCAGTGTCACAGTCAACGTAGCATCCGAGGCTTTCTTGCAAACAACCAAACCAACTGCCACTTGATCCGCAGTCAAAGTTGTGTCGGCAGTCAAAGTAGCTGGGATGGTTTGAACCCCCATTACTGCTTCAAGTAGGTTGCCGTCACCAAGTTGTTGACCGCCTGCACCATTAGGGAGAGCCATGATAATTTCCTTTTGAATGAGTTAAATCAACCCCACAGACGGCAAGCCATCTGAGGACGAATAGTGCTGAAACCGTACAGTACGTCAATACGGCAAGGCATACGGTCGTTGTTGATGTCGTAATCACGGATGATACGCAAACTGATGCCATTATG